TGTACCATTAATTTTGATTGCACCAAACACAACAGACCCTGTACCTGCAGGTTTCAAATTTATGTCTTCGTTGGATCGTGTGCCTTCGATGTTGTTGTCGTTGAATCTAATTGCTGGGAAATTAATTGTTCCTGTACCAGCAGGCGCAAAATTTAGGTCGTCATTACTTCTTATTGACGCAATTTGGTTTCCACTGATAAGGATGGCGTCAGATGATATACCAGGAGCCGTATAGACTTCTGTGAAGTTATCATTGATTTTATCCATTGCGGCACGTAGCGTATCACCTGTGCCGTCATTGGCATTAGTTCCTATTCCTATTACCTGTTGTGCCATGTTAAACTTTCATTACCCTTCTCACCACTGTAACCGTGTGTGTATTAGTATTACTTATCGTGCCTCGCAACCTCACATCGTTACCACTTATATCAGTGGAGAATGCCACTAGGTTCGAAGTGCTGTTTCCAACCCTACCAAATTCCGAAAAATAAACATTGGTTCCATCGTGTGTTACATTGATGTCAGTCGTTTCGTAATGGCCCAGTGCCCCGGTCTCAGTGTCACTTACTGAAACTGTGTACTTGGCGCTTCTGTAAACGGTCTTATCAAAAGTGTCCAGTGTCGCGATTGAACTAGGTGCACCTGCTGACCTTGTTAGGGCTATCCTGTACATGTTGACTGTGGTGTCTGTGTTTTGTTGTGTATTTTCTGCACGTAATTCAACGTTACTCCCGTTGTGTGCCACAGTGAAATTCATTAAATTACTGGTTGCTGAATGTGTGCTGATATTTGCAACATCTGAAACAATATATGGTGCTGTGCCGTCAGACACAACCATGAGTTCTGCTATCTGTGATTCACTGGTCGCGTTCTTTCCTACCACAATATAGTTTGCCAGTTGAACTCCTGCGTATGCAAAGGTATCTACTACATCATACGCGAATGCATCTTCAACCTTCATGTGAATCCTAAAGGCGTTGACTGTTGTACTGCCACCAGCCGATGATGCCGCACTCAAAGTCACAGTGCTTGATCCATCATGTGCCGCTGATAGGGTCAACATTGGTGTTGACTTGGATGATACATGGTTAGCATGTGACACAAAGGCCTCCGCACCGTTAGTTAACACTGTGGCTTCCTGTATTTCCGAACTGCCTTCAGAGGCATTACGAGCGATAACCACATAATGAGCGCCTGTAAATTGTGTGTCCACGAATGTGTCTATGGCCGTGGCCGAACTTGATACCGTGGTTGCCGCCACTGTGTTGAAATCTGTTCCTGTAGATCCTGATTCGTTATCTGCCAATCTGATCCTGTAGAATTTTAGTTTTACATCTGCCGATGTAGGAGTTGCAAGTAGTCTAACATTTCCACCACTGACATCTGTTGTCACAGTCATAAGACTTCCGTGACTGCTGTGTTCACCAAAAGTAGAGATGTAAGAATCGGTTCCGTCATGCACCACCAGACATTCAATATTTGTAACGTGTCCGTTGATTGTGTCGTCTGCTGATATGTAGTACTTGGCTCCCCTATATGAACTTGATGCCCAACTGTCAAGCGTCACGGTGTTGTTAACAGGCGCCTTAAGATCGATCCTGTACACTGTGACTGCGGTGTTTTGCCCGCCACCTGCGGCATTTGTTGCCGACGCCTGCAGTGTTACTGTGTTCGATCCATCATGTGATGCCTGTAGTGTAATGTGTGCAGTATCATGCTGTGTCTTCATGGACACTTCACCGTGCTGTGATACGAATGCGTTTGTGCCGTCTGTGACAACTGTGGCCTCAGTCACCGATCCACCATTTGATCCTGTCCTTCCAACAATAATATAGTGTGCGGCATCCACCGAATCTGAATTGAAAGTATCTATTGTTGTGAATGCACTGGTTACGTCTGTCACGGTCGTAGTGGTCCTCGTGTTTGTTCCTATTTGTTCTGATTCGGAATCGGCAAGTAATATCCTGTATGCCGTTACTCTTGTGCTTCCGCCTGCCGTTGCACTTCCTCTCAACCTAACATTGCCACCGTTCAAATCAGCGGACAATTCAATCAATGAATTGTTGCCTGAAAAATGTTCGTTGTAGGATACTATGAATGCATCGGAGTTGTCATGTGTCACAATGGCTTCTATGTTGGAAACCTCTCCTGTTGATAAGTTATTCACAGATATGAAATATTTTGCTCCGGAGTTGGCACCAGAGGCAAACGTGTCTATGTTTGCAACTGAACTGTCCAGTGTCACCCTTGCGATTGTTGTTTCGTCTGTTTCTGCTCCTGCATAGCCTGTGGAGTCGTCATCGCCCAAGCCAATACGATAGTATGCCAATGTGTTTGATGGTGTCACTGTACTACCATCAGAGTCAGTTGATCTCAATCTAACTTTGCTTGTACTGTCACCAGCAGAAACTATGTCAGCATCAAATGTTGGATGGGTGTCGCCCGGATCGGTTGCAACCACTGCCGAACTTGTGACAAACGCATCTGTCAAGTTGTGCATCAATGATATTTTTTGTGTTTCTAAACTGCCATTTACAACGTCATTGGAAACTACGAAGTACCAAGCACTATCATATTGTCCTGCTGTAAACTCAGCCACTGTCCTTTCGGCGGCAACAATACCCTGTGTAGTTCCAGATGCAGTTACGTGATCTATTGTGGTTTCGTTGTTACCTCCTGCAATGACACCTGCTTGTGTGCCTATATTTCCTGATGTGGCCGTGGTAGTGTTTGGACCAAGACCAATTGCGTAATACTGTAAAGAATTCTGTATTGTTGTGGAGCCATCACTCTGGCCAGTTGCTTTCAATTCCACATTAGAACCGTTTATGGCAACATCAAACGCAGAGATGTCATTCATCTCACCTGATTTAATTATATGACTTTCTGCTACACCCGCCGCTTCTGTACTGCCGTCCGAACTGATGCCATGGTTCACACTCAACTTGTTCATTACGAATTCATTGTTTGTCATATCTTTCTGTACCATGTGATAGAAAACACTATCGAAATCTGTTTTGGCCCATGAGTTGATAACTTTCTGAGAGCTCATGTCTGGACTTGCTGATCCCCTAAATGAATTTGTGTCTATTGTTGTGGATGCTGTGTTGCTGACAGTCTGTGCACCAATAATACTTTCATTACTGTTTATAGTCGAGGCAGATTCGTTGTCGGCCAATAGTATTCTATACAATGTAACTCTACAAGTTCCTGCGGTACCATTGGCACCTCTCAGTCTTACATCACTTCCACTTATATCTGCTGTGAATGTCGCCAATGGAGTGTTACCGGAATTGGTCGTAAACTGGTTGTATGTGTGTATAAATGCATCAGTTCCGTTGTGAACAACTATAAGTTCCGCGTTCATCACTTCCTGTGTGGTTGTGTTGTTCACAGAAACATAATACTTTGCACCTCTGAAACTTGCATGGGCAAAACTGTCTATGTTTGCAGTTGCACTGTCAAGGTCTGCTGTAACTTTTGTGGCGACGTTGCCGTCTGTGTATCCCGAAGAATCATTGTCTCCAAGTCCTACTCTGTAGAAAGTCAACGCATTGAATGTGGATTTGGTTGAACCGTCAGCCAGTGTTCCTGCCTGTGCTTTTAATCTCACTTTGCTGACTGAACTTCTTATGTCTGAAGAAATTGTTAAAATCTCATCATTATCATTTGTTTTAATAATATGTGACGTTCCATCGAAAGCATCAAATGTTGATCCATCTGCTGTTCCTTGTGCAATGGTTGTCTTGAATCCTGCGTACTCGATCGAACTGTCGGTGGCGTCATACCTCTGCAGGCATAGATACCATGCACTGTCATACTTGGCTTGATCAAAACTATCTAACACACTGTCAGTTCCGGCACCTATATTTTCATGTGCTCCAACAGCCGTGTTTGCGTCTATTTCAGTGATTGACGAAAATCCAATCGTGTTTCGTGCGTCCTGGATGTCTGATTGTCCAAGCAATATAGGACTTGTTACCCATGAAAGCAGTCCGCTTCCGTCCGTTCTTAATAATTGCCCAGAACTTCCGTCTGCGTGTGGAAATTGTATGCCATTTATAGAAACATACCCTGATCCGTTTGCCTCAAGTTCTAGATTATCATTTGACTGATTTGCAGTTATCTTGTTGTCCGTGATAGTAACTCCCGAAGATGATAGGCTTCCACTTGCCACAGGATCGAAAACCAAAGTTGTGAACGTACCTGCCGCTGGTGTCGTTCCACCAATTACAGTGTTGTCCACAGTGCCGCTGTTCATATCTATTTTTGAAACCTGTACAGAACCTGTACCGTTTGCTGAAAGAATAAAGTCATCGTCCGAACGTGTGACTTTGATAACATTGTCCGTCAAGTTAATACTAGAATCAACAGTGATGTTGGAAACGTTGACAACTCCTGTTCCTCCCGGAGTCAAAATTAGATCTGCGTTTGAACTTGTTGAAATAATGTTGTCATTGAAAGTTAGGTTGTCTACTGTTGATGGTCCAACAAATGAAGATGCACCAGATACAGTTAAAGTTGACAATGTGGTTGCACTTGTGACATCGAGTGTTGACTCAACTGTCACTGCGGCATCAAATGTTGGTGCACCTGCATTGAGTGTTCCTGCAACTATCAAATTTTCATTGATGTTCACACTAGATGAATCTGGAGCATGAATGCTTGTCCCGGAGAATCCCAATCCATCTATCATCACATAACCAGTGCCACTAGGAACTATCCTAAGGTCACCGTTTGTGTTTGTTGTCTCTATGTTGTTGTCGTTTATTTTGAAATCTTTTAAATTGACACTTCCAGTACCTGAGGCCGATATATCGATGTTGGCATTAGATGAAAGTGTTACTATGTTATTGCCCTGGAATCTAATATCAGATTTTACAGGGGCAAATTCATATACCTCACTAAAATTGTCATTGATCTTTACACCTGCTGTTCTGATGCTGTCACCTGATCCGTCTGCTCCGCCAAATGTACCGAGATCAATTGTCTGCTTTGCCATAGCGATCTCCTATTATCCGACACTTACTTTTAAGTCTGTACCGTCTCTGAATAATTGTCCAGCAACAGTAGGATCTGATGTTGGCAAGTTTGCCATCAAAACCACTGTTGTTAAAATTTCTACTGCACCTGTTCCAGATGCATCAATTTGTATATTTGCATTTGAAGCCGATGACGTTATTTTGTTGTCAGTGATGCTTATACCGCCGTCGATGTCCAATGTGCCTGTTACTTTGGCCCCAGTGTGTGTTACCCTAAATCTTTCTGCCAATGAAGCACCATCATACGTTTTCACAAATACTGTATTCGAAGTACCTGAGGTACCATCCATCATCAGTTCCGCTCTCACGTTTCCGTTTGAGTTTTGAAAACTTATGCCAGGTGTGTTTCCGTCAGCAGTTCTCTGTAAAGTTACTTTTGCCGCCGTACTTTTAACGTGCAATGAAGTGTCTGGTGAACTAACAGAACCAATACCTACCTGTCCACCTGCT